GGAGGAACCTCAGCATTTATTGATTATCCATTTGCTGACTATACATCAAATTATAACTACCCAGATTTTGCTCAGTGGCAGCAAGGTAGTTTTGATAACTTAACCACAACCTCAACATCCTTGACAACGCCAGAGTATAGTCTTCCAGAAATATTCTTGGATTCAAAAACAATTACAGAGTTCTACGATGACAATCAGGAAATACAAGAAGTTGCGTCTGGACTGACTGTACCAAATAAATTTATTACATTTAGACCAAATGCTGGTTGGAACTCAGAACAATGCTACATTAACTTTCCAAGATTTAATATTTTAAATGATCAAGTAAAGGCTGTATACGGAGTATTTAGTACAGAGGATATAGGACCAGAATCTGGTCCAACAGTACAACCACAAACTCTCATTAAGATATACAATACTTTAACTGGAGATTATTTTATAATTAAACAAGAAGAAGACATTATTAAGTATGTTCTTAATTATAATGGAGCAGATGAAGAATTATACACAACAGCCTCTTTGGAATCTAATCAATTATTTTCTGTAGGAATTAATTTGGATAGTCTTATCAATAGTTTTGGAGAAAATGTTTCAGCCTTTTTTGGTAATCAAAATGGATTAAAAACATATGTAGGTGGCGACGAAGACCCATTGAATACGTTTACTGGAAAGATATATTCATTTGGTCTTTCTACTGGTTTCAATGCTTCTAGTATATCTGGCTACTTCTTATCTAGCGGTATAGCAATATTTGATGACCTTTCTATTAGCGGGGTGTTAGAAGAAGAAAATGCTATTGATTTAATAAACCACACAGCAAGTTATACATTGCTTCCAACAGAGTCTTATGGTAAATTCTTTTTAGATATTGGAGTTTCTGGATACTGGCAAGATTACCTACCACTTTCATACTTTGCACAATATGTCACAAACGACGTAGGAAATCAATTCTATGATTTAGATTTTTTGCAGTTTAATATTGGATATCCTGCCCCAGATAAATTGTCAGAAACAGAGATTGTTCTAGAAAGTTGGACTTATGGCGATCTTAAAGAAGACTATAAGAACCCAGTTCAACATACATACTCTCAATTAGATAATATATTGCATACTGGTTGGGCAAACTATCAAGACATGCTTGAAAAGTCTGCTAAATTTTATGAATATGATACATCAGATGCATCTATTAGAAGTTATGTGACTTTCCAGTACGTTTCAGATGGGGCTAATGCAACACAAGACTCATTTACCTTAATCGAGACACCAAAAAGCGACAAGATAATTGATATAGATCAGCATGCATCTTGGGCTAGCACAAAGTTTGAGGTAGTAGATAATACAATTATTTATCCAACCAAGACTATTGACTTTAATGAACTTGCTGTTGTTTTTCATTTAGAGTTTAAACTTAGAAACATACTTACAAAACCAATTAAACTTAATAGACTAGAGTTTGCATCTCAGGCATTAAGTAGTAACTCGTTTAATGCAATTGGCACAAGGTTTGGTGTCAACATCTTCCCATACAAGCGTTCTGGAATATACTATGACTACAAATCTAAGAACCCATTTAGCATTTACAAGGGAAGCACTCCATACTTATACCTTAATAGAAAAACGGGTATTCAGGTACGAGGAGAGTTTGATCAACAGATCAATCGTGGAATTGCAGTTCCCATTAATCAGGAGTTAGCAGCAAACTATCGTGTTAGTGCTTCGCAGATATGGATGCGATATGATGATGAGCAGTTCCCATTAGTACCAACAGAACTTTTTGAAATTGACTATAAGGGCGATACCATCAAGTTCTATATGGTTGCAGATAGTGAAAAAGGAACAAGAGCAAGGATTTATGCAAAAAGCCAAACAACTGGCTTAGCCTTTAATGGAATTGCTTATTACTGGAACGGCGCTCTAGTAAGAGAGCCAGTGGTAACTGTCAAGGAGTGGGGAGTCTTGGGAATAGCCTTTGGAACAGCCCTAAACTTTGACGCATACCTTGGCGGGATTAATCTTACAGGTCCAATGCTATTTAATAATATCGCATACTATCAGGCTAATAACCTACAACAAGTTCAAAGTACTATTACTAGACCTTGGCTTAAGGTTAAGACAGATGGCGCAACTAACTACCAATGGCAGTACTGGTTAAATAACTTTACTTGGGAAGGTGTTTTGGTTGTTGAGGCTTCAGATCTCTATGGTGTAAACCCATCAGATGTGTATAAATCATACCTGGGAACTAATAAGATTATTATTGATGATGCTGAAGGCATGATTTTTGATGCTGAAAAGTTAAGGCTTTACTCTGATACAGATTGGCAGACCGTAGTCAAGATTCCAGTATAGTATGCTATACTTGTGGTTATGGATAACGAAATTCTCAAAAAAGTTGGCAATGTCCGACGCAAAGTAATCGAAAAAGACTACAATTGGGGTCTATACGTGTACAAAAAGTCAGATGGAAACTGGTTTACTGACGGAACTGGTAGTATTTTAAACATTCCATCAGAGCGTGGAGACATTTCAAAGATTTCAGAACTAAGAAAAGCGGCACTGCATTATGGTGATGATGGTGAAGGAAAGCCCGTTTTTGTTCCTGGACTAACTAGAATTAGCGAAGAAGAGTATTCTGAGCAAATGGATAGAATGAAGAACGGTTTGATTCCTTCTATGAATGACCACGGTGCTTGGGTAGCAGCACGACAAACCTATGATAAGTATGGTAGCGATGACTGATGATTATATAAGGGTTGGACTAAACACCCAACATAAAGATGAAAACCCATTTAAGGATCAAGATCCTTTTATTAAGTCTTGGGATAACCTAAAAGACTATAACGGATTAAATCAAAACTTTCGTAGAAAAACTTCACGGAATGTAGCAAAAGCAATAGTTGCAACAGATGCATACCTTGATTCAGCAAATGCTACACCTTCAGGTGTAGATGCTTCATCAAAGGCTATCAACCCTGGAACTGTATATCGTAATGGTTATGGTCTGTTTGATGTAATTACACCACCATACAATATGTACGAGTTGGCTAACTTTTATGACACATCTTTTGCTAATCACGCTGCCATTGATGCAAAGGTAGAGAACGTTGTTGGTCTTGGCTACTCATTTGAAGTAGCGGGTAGAACCATGTTAAGGTTTGAAATGAATGATGACCAAGGAGCAGTTGATCGTGCTCGTCGTCGTATTGAAAGAATGAAATTAGAATTACGTGATTGGCTTGAGAATCTTAATGATGATGACTCTTTTACAAAGACAATGGAAAAGTTTTATACAGATGTTCAGGCTACAGGTAACGGTTTTCTCGAAATTGGAAGAACTGTAACGGGAGAAATTGGATATATCGGACATATCCCAGCAACCACTGTTCGTGTTAGACGTTTACGTGATGGCTTCGTACAGATTATTGGAAATTCTGTAGTCTATTTTAGAAATTTTGGGGCTAAGAATCCAAACCCAATGACTGCTGATACTCGTCCAAATGAGATTATTCATTATAAAGAATACTCACCATTGAATACCTACTATGGTATTCCAGATATTATTGCTGCTTTGCCGTCTCTTATTGGAGATCAACTTGCTTCACAATATAACATTGACTACTTTGAAAACAAGGCTGTTCCAAGATATGTTGTAACCCTAAAGGGTGCTAAGTTGTCTGCCGATGGAGAAGATAAGATGTTTAGATTCTTGCAGACAGGACTTAAGTCTCAGTCACATAGAACTCTATACATACCGCTTCCTGGTGACACAGATCAAAATAAGGTTGAATTTAAAATGGAGGCTGTTGAGAACGGCATTCAAGATGGATCCTTTAAGGAATATCGTAAGCAAAATCGTGATGATATTTTTATTGCTCATCAGATGCCTATGTCTAAAATTGGTGGGTCAGAGGGTGCAGGAGTTGCAGCAGCAATTTCTCAAGACCGCACATTTAAAGAGCAGGTTTGCCGCCCAGCACAGAGTCATCTTGCTAAGGTAGTAAACAAAATTATTAAAGAAAAAACAGACATTCTTGAACTTAAGTTTAAAGAATTTACCCTTACAGATGAAATCGCTCAATCACAAATTCTTGAGCGCTATGTCAAGACTCAGGTTATGATGCCTAATGAGGCTCGTGAAGCAATTGGTCTTCCACAAATTCCAGACGGAGATCAGCCATTTGTTATGTCTCCACGCCAGGCAACTGATGCTAGAGCAAATTTGGCGGGGACTCGTCAAAGAGATTCAGAAAGAACAAATAACAACTCTGACTCTACAACAACCGTCTCTGGACGCAATCCACAAGGAGAAGGTAGGGCATCTCAGTAATTGAGATAACGTTGAAAATGTTTGGTATAATGGTATCGATATGTTAATAAATAAGGCTCATTGGGTGACTAATGGCGACAATGTTCGTCTATCGATGCCCATTGGAAAAGTTGATATTGAGCGCCGTATGGTGTCAGGTTTTGCTACTCTTGATAATATTGATAAGCAAGGCGACATAGTAACAACAGAGTCTAGTATAAATGCATTTAAGAACTTCCGTGGTAATCTACGTGAAATGCACCAGCCATCAGCGGTTGGTAAGATTGTTTCTTTTAAAGAAGATAGATACTTCGATCCAAGTACAAAAAAGTTTTATAGTGGAGTATATGTTTCAGCATATGTTTCAAAGGGTGCACAAGATGCCTGGGAAAAAGTTCTAGATGGAACTTACACAGGATTCTCTATTGGTGGAAACATCAAGACATGGGATGATGCATTTAATGAAGAGATGGATAAGACTATCCGTGTTATTAAAGAGTACGACCTATATGAACTCTCACTAGTTGATTCACCAGCAAATCAGTTTGCAAGTATTGTCTCAATTGAAAAACAAAATGGTCACAATGTTATTGGTGGTCTAATTTCAAAGGTAGATACAGAAAATATTTTTTATGATCAAGAATCAGGAATGGTTATCCTGTCAGATGCAGAAACAGTTTCACATCCAGTTAC